GATGTAGTTCGTGAGAAAGTCAAGAACTTCGCATCAACATTAGGTTTCAAAGATATGAAAGTCATAATCTTGGACGAGTGTGATTACATTACACCAAACGCTCAAGCAGCACTTCGTAATCTTATGGAAACTTTCTCTAAGAATTGTCGTTTTATATTAACTTGTAATTATGTGGAAAGAATCATTGACCCGATACAAAGTCGTTGTCAATCATTTCAGATTATACCACCAGACAGAAAACAAGTTGCACAACATCTGGCAAATATATTGAATAATGAAAACATTGAATATGATGTCAAAGATATCGCAACGACCGTAAATGGTGGTTATCCAGATATCAGAAGAGTAATCAATGGTGCTCAACGACAAGTCGTAGATTCCAAATTAACAATTGATGAAAATACTATTGTTCAAAATGATTATAAGAATCAAGTGTTGGATATATTGAAAACACAAGATAAGAAAAACTCATTCAAAAACATTAGACAATTGTTAGCAGATTCAAAGGTAACGGACTTCTCTGATTTATTCAGATTGATGTTTGATACCGTAGATGATTGGGGTCAAGGACATATCGCAGAGTGTATATTGATTTTAAGTAAATATCAACAATCAGACGCAGTTGTAGTGGATAAAGAAATCAACATTATGGCTATGTTTGTAGAGATTATAGGGAGTATCAAATGAGTAGTCATCCAGACGGAGGAATGCCACAAGGGCAACAGCAATTAGATATATCAAAAGCAGATACAATCCAATGTGAAGAATGTGGAAACGCATCTTTCATACAGGCATTTTTCTTAAAGAAAATATCAGCACTGATGTCACCAACAGGTAAAGAAGCCATTGTTCCAATGCAAGTTTTTAGTTGTGGTAATTGTGGAGCAATTCCAAAAAATATGATGGAAACGGGATAATCGTGGGAATCCTCGATAAAGTAAAAAAGGTAATAGATTGGAAACCACCTTCAAGTAAACAAAGTGGAATTACAGACGCAGATACATTGTATTCTGATAAAACCATTAGTTATGTTGAAATGTATTACAATGATAATATCAGAGTTGTACACGGAAATAAAGATGGAACTTTTGACCAAAGTATTGATTACAGACACGGTCGTCCCACTAAAGATTCCATACCATTAAAAACAAATATTGATAATGAGTATTACTTAGACGGAAGTAGAATCAAAGACCCACTATATAATGACAAAAACGCTCCATTACAAATTCATTGTTTCGGAGATAGTTGGACTTATGGTTGGGATGTTGAACAACAAGAAGCATTTCCACATTTATTAGGAGATGAAAATACATCAGTATGGAATTATGGAGCAGGAAAAACAGGTTTGGATTATTGTGTAAAAAAGATAACAGAAGTTTATCAAGAGTTTAATCACAAAGAAAATCAAAACTTCATTTATGTTATTACGATTCCACATAGCTTCAGAAGAATGTACATTGAAGACAACGGAGTGGCTCGTAGATGTTGGGATAAACCAACTGCCGCAGAACAAAACGAATACAATCATTACTTATATTTTTATCATCATTATGAAATACTCAACAGATTAATCGGTAGAGATAAAATCATATGGGGAACTTGGGACGACGAAATACCAAAACATATGATTGATATATTCTTTGATTTACACGACTTGGCAGGAAGACACCCAGGAGTAGAATCTCACAAATTATACGCAGAGGGAATTAAAGATATAATGAGAAAAAGTGGTTGGTATGGACAAGAAAGTTAAATATAATGTAGAGAGACTATTCTACGACAATTATAGAGTAACGACAGAACTAAGTGAAGTTTACGCCCAAGGAGAACACGGATTAAAACTTTATCAACATAAAGATGATGAAGGTAAGGTTGTTTACTCTAATGATAAAGGTGAATATGTTTACTCACACGAAACTGGTATAAACATATACCAAAACAATAATGGTAGATTAGAGGGTGGTAGACAACACGACCCAATCTACAATGATGAGAGTGCCAGAAGACAAATCTATACATTTGGAGATAGTTGGACTTATGGTTGGGATGTTGAACAAGAACAAACCTTTACACACTTACTCGGAGATGAAAACACAGCAGTTCATAATTACGGAGCAGGTGGAACAGGTTTAGATTTTGCAGTCAAAACTTTATCAGAAGTTTATATGCCAACATCAACACGACAACTATTTATCATTACGGTTCCACACTATTTTAGAAGATTGTGGTTTGATGATAATGGAAATATTATCCCATCTTGGCAAGTAAAAGAAAAAACTGATATCAATGAGTATAATCATTATATTAATTTCTTACATAACTATGAAATCTTAAATCGTTTAATCGGTAAAGATAAAATTATATGGGGAACTTGGGAACAAGATTTATCAAGAGATAAATTTGATGTGGAGTTTGAATGTATAGACCATACAAAAGATGGATTACATCCAGGTATAAAAGCTCATAAACAATATGCAGAAAAATTAAAGAAAATTATAGATGAACGATATGAAGCAACTAAGATTTCAAAGACTTTGTAATGGTCATTGGCCAATAGAAGAATTACCTAAAGGTTGGAAATACCATACCGAAGAACCTACGATAGAATTATTAGAGTCAGGTTTAAAGTTATTTAGAAAACAGATAAATAATTATGACGGAATGTGGAACATTGATGATTATTTTTGGAGAGTAGAAAATGGTAGGAAGTTTCATTACATCACCAAAGATGATAAGATAATATCATTTGTTTGGCAGTCACCAGGTGGTAAAGTTAAAAAGAGTTGGAACAATACAGGTTCACCAGTATATGACACACCAAGTTTCTTTAAAAGTAATAATGTTGAAACTATGAATGTTGGTAAGGACAATAGTTATTCATATAATACTTGGATTTGTGATGAATATAGAGGGTTGGGAAAACATATGAACTTACGGTCATTTAGAGAAATGGAAAAATTGGGTAAAAAGTCTATAATTCACGACGTTGAGATATGGAATAAGTCTACAATAGTTCATTGTATCAAGCATTTGGAATCAAATGTTACTGATTTATTAGAAAGATGATATTTATATATAGGAAAAAATTATGTCAGTACAAACAAAAATAACAAATTTATTAAATTATATCACGGGAAGTGCAGGTGGTTGGCCAACAAATACTAATATTGGTATTATGTCTGGTGTTGACTACATCAAACAAGAAACCACAGATAATATATATTTTAACGAAATGAATACCAGTCCAGGTATTTATGGTTCATACAATGAGCAATCCGCATCATTTGACTTGGTTGCAAACTATGCAAACGAAAAGGGTTGTTCAACTGCATATGTTTACGGACACGATGACGCTAGTGGTAGAACACCACACTCTTCTCAAGAATCAGTCATAAGTGCAAGTTTTGCAAAACATAATATTCCAGTAAATTTTGAATACAATGATAACACTTCAATAACATACTTTTCACAAAGAGGACAAAATCAATATACGGGCAGTTTCCATTTATTTGTGGGTTCACCTTGGTATAGTGATGATAACTTATTAGAAATTGTTAGTGGTTCATTTAACAAAACTACATTTAGAACTATTTTGGGTTCATCACCAGAAAGTAGTAGTGTAATTCCAATATTTAACACAAGTTCATTTTCAGATACAAACGCATATCATCCAGACTTTGTAGTTAAAAATCCAACACAAGATGGAACCTTATTTGATGGCACAATATTATTCCATAAGTATGTAGCAGAGAATAGTACATACCAATCTGGTGTGGATAGTGGTTCATTAATTGAAACCTATATTGTTCCGAGTGGTTCAACAATAGGAACACAAGGATACTTAAAGGTAGATAAAAGTGATTATTTAATGACACCAGATAAACAAATTCTATTGAGAGACAATGTAGACTATGATGTATTGACACGTTCTAAACTTATTTTAAATGGTGATAGATATCACGTGAATAACTCTTTACTGCTCTCAACTTCGAGTGGAAGTTTAATCAGAATGTATGATGATTCAACCAAACAAGTTCAAGATGTGGAAACTGGTGATATAGTTAAATCATATTTACCCGTAGGTATGCCAGATGAGTTTTTTTACAATGATTGGTTGAGTTATAGCACAACCGATTTAAGTGGTTCAGTCGCATCAGGTTCAATAGTTATTAGAACATTTAGTGATGAATCTTATGGATACACTTTAGTTAATGGTTCTATAAAAATGGCAAGAAATAAAGTTGGTGGAAAGTATTTCTTGAAACAAGGAAGCACTTGGACTTGGAAAATGCCAGATGAAATGTCAATAGGTGATTATCTTTTAGATAAAGACGGAAATGAATTGGAAATAACTTCAATATCAGAAGTTGCACAAGAAGAAACTTTTTATTCATTAGATGTTGAGGATATTGATACATACTTTACATCAGACATATTGGTCCACAATATTCCACCAAAATAATAAATAGGAGATAGGTTACAATGAGATACAATAATGACTTAAAATTTTCAATCCAAATTCCAAACTTTTTATCACCAGAAAAGTGTGATGAGTTATTAAAAGACATAATGGAATCTGAACAAGATGTAATTGGTTGTGTAGGAGATGAAAAGGGAACAGCAATATTACCAGAAATTAGAAAAACTAATGAGTGGTATTTAAGAGACCAACCAAACAATGAGTTCAGACCAGATAAGGTTAATAAAGATTGGTCGTGGTTACAGAAGAAAATGTTTCAAATGGTAAACATAGTCAATGATAGCGTTTTTCATTTTGATGTTGATGGTTGTGATGATGAATTAAAACTAATAGAATACCAAGATGGTGGATTCTACGGGTGGCACACAGACTTTAATGCAGGTAGTTGTTCTAACAGAAAGATTGTAGGAATTATTCAACTAACAGACCCGAATGAATATGAGGGTGGAGAAGTTCAATTTGGTATCCAAGACAAAGATACAAAAGAATGGTACACGATGGAAAAGAATAAGGGTGCATTAACATTATTTCCGGCATTTCTATGTCATAATGTAACGCCAGTAACAAAAGGTAAACGATATGTAATTCAAGAATTATTTGTCGGAGACCATTTCAGATAAGAGTAAAATGTATAAAGAAGTAGATATGAATAACTTTAAAACCAATCCTAATTTTAGGTGGTTTTTAGAGAGAAAAAACTTTTTTAGTAAAGATGAGTGCCAAGAGATTATGGATTTGGTGGACAAGGAAGCAGACCTTAGAAGTGGATACCACCGTGGAACAGAAAACAGAGATACTCTCGGAAATGATGACAAGAATTCTTGTATTTTAAATATAAAGACAAATAGTAATCCAGAAATATTGAATAAATTCTGGAAAGCAATACAATTAGCAGACCTAACTACTTACCATTATAATTGTAAAGGTATTTACAACAATAGAGTTCAATGTCACAGGTATGATGTAGGTCAATATTATAATCCACACGCAGATTTTCATTGGTTAGATGAGTATAGTACAAATAAACTAACATTAATTGTATTTTTAAATGATGATTATGAGGGTGGAGAGTTTCATTTTTTTGATGGAAAAATTATTAAACCTGAAGTGGGTAAATTAATCATACACCCAACATTTGCAGGACACGGAGTTAAACGAGTAACAAAAGGAAATAGATATTCTTGTGTTGCTTGGGGAGTTGGAGATACCTTTGTCTAAAATACTTGTAGTGTCTACTGAAAGGTGTGGTTCTACAAACTTTATGAAAACTTTGGAACTAACTCAAAATGGGAAGTTTTGGGAACACCCACTTTTTAATAACTTTAAGTCACCAATAGATAAGTTAGGAGTCAAAGGATTTCTCGATAAGAGTTATAAATTAAGTGGTTTCATTGGAACAAAAATAGTTTATAAAGATAATGATGTGTTTATAAAGGAAGTAATAGATTATCACGATAAGGTTTTTTTGTTAGTAAGAAGTAATTTATTTGAGCAAGTATTGTCATTACACATAGCAAATGAAACTAATGTTTACCACAAACATACAGACCAACCAGTCCGTGAACTAAATTTATATGATTTACAAGAAAGAGTTATAGTAAATAGAAAAATAAATGACAGACTTTTAAGTATGGTTGATAAGAATAGTATATTGACTTATGAAAATATAAAGCATATCTTAGTTGGAGAGAAAGTTAATACCAAATACACTCAGATAGAAAATATAAACGATTTAAATAAACACTATAAATTAAATAAGGAGTTTTACACATATGATTACTAACGATACATTTAAATTTGTAGTTCACAGAAAAGACTTTCTATCATTAAGTCAATGTCAGAAGTTGATGAGATACTTAGAAACAGGTGAACCAACTGAATCAGAACTCGCAGGTAATTACGATGAGAACATTCTGAACAAAGAAGTTCGTGATAACAAAGAAGTTACAATCAATAATGAGAAACTCAATAACAAACTAAAAATGGTATTTGAATTATCTAATCAATCTATTTGGAAATACAATATACAAGAAATGGAAAAGGTAAAAATACTACGATATGAAAATGGTGGTAAATACAAATGGCATACTGATTGTGGAGCAAAAGAAACTTCCACAAGAAAGCTAACTGCCATTATTCAATTATCAGATGAAACAAAATATGAGGGTGGAGACTTAGAGTTCGGTATCACAGACAAATCAGGTAAAAATAATTACACCGCACCAAGAACACGAGGAAGTATTACAATCTTTCCTGCATTCTTATCACATAGAGTTACATCAGTCACAAAAGGTAGAAGATATTCATTGATAACTTGGATGTTGGGAGACTGCTTTGTATGAAAATAGCATTATGTTTATGCCCACAATGGTCATTGACAACACCATCATTCGCTCTTGGTAGTTTATCTCAGGTCTTAGAAAGTCAAGGCCACTCAGTAGAACAAATAGATTTAAATTTATTGACAGCAATTTATGTTGGTGATGAACGACATAAATATTGGAGATTGTCCAATAAAGAAAGTCCAATATATGACGGAAAAGTATTTCAAGCAAACTTTGTGGATATCACAAAACGATTTGATAAATTTTGGAATGTTTGGATTGATAAAATGTCAAAGTTTGATATTGTTTGTTTCACAACTTATAGTTCTAACATTACTACCACAGATTACATCGCAAGAAAATTAAAACAGAAAAACCCAAATATTCAGATTTGGTATGGTGGACCATATTGTTGGTATGCTAAATCTGGTGGTCTGGTCAGTACAAAAGATGATGTAGAAATGTATAGAGAGTTTGTAGATGTGGGTTGTGGATTAAATGAGGGTGAGGTCATAATAAAAGATTTAATAAATCAATATAGTTCAAATAAAAACTACAATGGTGTTACGGGTATTTGGACTTGGGATAAAATGAAGCCAAGTTTCGCATCAGTCCTACCAAAAGGAAGGAGTGGAAGAAACCCAGTATATGGTGGAAGACCAATGCAATTGGTAAATATGAACAATTTAGAAGTTCCAACTTGGGATAAAGAAACTTTAAAACTATATGAACAGATAAATAGTGAAGAATATTTTATGTTACCAATTCAGACTGCGAGAGGTTGCACTTTTAAATGCACATTTTGTAGTGAAACAAGATTATATCGATACAAATCAGCCAAGAAAGTTAGAGATGATATTGTAAAACTTTATAATGAATACGGATATACAGACTTTTGGTTTGTTGATTCGTTAATTAATGGTTCAATGAAACAATTTGAGGAACTGATTGACCTATTAAATGAACTTCCATTCAAAATTAATTGGGGTGGTTATGGTAGAACTTCTACAAAAATGAATGATGATTTGATGAAAAGAGCAAAGAGTAGTGGAATGAATTGGTTAGAGGTCGGAGTAGAAAATGGTATACCAAAAATATTAGGATTAATGGAAAAGGGACAAACACCAGACATAATTAAAGATGTATTAAAACACTCACATAATAATGGAGTAAAATTGGCTGCAAATTGGATACCAGCATACGCAAGAGAAAATTCTATGGACTTCTTACAAAACCTAATCTTTTTATACGATACAAGAAACTACTTTGATAATAAATCTGAAAGTGAAGGTGAACATAAGAGGTTTGTCAGTAGGGTAAAGATGATGGTCCCAGTAGAAGTTCACGAGGGAACACCTATGAGTGTTCACAAATCACACTATTCTATTTCAGATGATAGGTTCGTAGGGGATTGGGTAAGTAATGATTACAAGAACAATGTACTAAATCGTAATATTAGAGGACATTTAACACACTTGATGTTAGATATATTAGATGTTCAAAATACTACAATGCAAGATATTGATAATAACATAAAACTAAACAAAATGGTATTTGATGATAATGAAAAGGATATTACTAATATTGATTACAACACCTCTTATTTAAAGTTTGCAAACAAGCAAAAGGAAATGGATTCAGTTGAAGATAAAGAAAAAAGCATAAAACAATCAATCATAGATGATATAAAGGTTTGGATTTGGGCACTATACAAAATTAAAGGAAACTTCATAATAGACTTTGAGTTTACGGAAAACTTTATTCCACAACTTTTAGAAAATACACAATTCAAATACAAAGTTCATTGTAAGTCATATGATAATAATTATAGATTGGAAATTCATCAATCTTTGGAGTCAGATGATTTAAATTATAAAGATACATTTTCTCAATCTGGCAATTTCAATGAAAAGGGTTACAAGTTAAAATCAAAAGATTTAAATTATATAGATTCACAGAGATATGATAAATATAAAGTATCATTTCCAAGAACAGAAATGACAAATCAATATTAAAAAAAATTACATTTTCAGATTAATACAAGATACTTATTTATATCTAAAAGGTTATTCACTATGAAAACAAAAACACTATTTGACCACATAAAACAAATTACTAATGTTCAGAACCAATTGTATTGGGACAACATTACAGACGCAGATAAGAAAAGTTGGAACAATTATATGGTTCACAGATTCTTATCAATGAAAGCCGAGTGGATAGAAGTTGTAAATGAAATACAACAATATTGGGAATTGAAACCAAAAACAATTTATCAATTCTATACAAATCTACTTCCGAGAGGAAATACATACTTACGATATACTAAATCTAAAAAGAAATCCAAGATAGAAAAGTGGGCTATGGATATATTATGTCAACACTTTGAAGAAAGTTCACAAAATATTGAGAAAACGCTTGACATTATGGGTAAAGATGTCGTATATTCGATTATATCAAAGTATGGTGTAGACGAAAAGCAACTAAAAAAAATATGGAGTAAATAATGATTAAAGACACACCAAAGGGATTACCAGATTCGGCTCTTGATTTTGAAAGAGAACCAACAGATGTCGTTGGGTATATGGAAAAAACTTATCCTGAAATGACATCAGAATTTAAAAAGATTCAACAAGACCAATATGAATTGTTTTGTAGAAAACAATATGATTATGGTCCACAAAATATTGCAGTAGGAACTATTCTAAAAACACCAGAAGATATTAAGTTATCATTGTTGGGTATTTGGTTTAGAATGAACGACAAGATAGAAAGAATGAAAACATTATTGATGAGAAATGGAACAAATTCAGTTGAGGGTGAACCCGTAACTGATAGTTTTTCAGATGTATCAAATTATGGGGTTATGGCACAAGTCGTAGCAAGAGGCAAATGGGCAAAATAAGTTATAGTCAATTTTCACAATGGGATAAGTGTCCACAAATGTGGAAACTCAATTATGTAGATAAAGTTGGAACATTTACAGGTAATATTTTTACAATATTCGGTTCGGCACTACACGAAACTATTCAAGCATATTTAGTTTGTTATTATGAACGAACAATCAAAGAAGCAGATGCTTTACCATTAGATGATATTCTATTGTATCGTATGAAAGAAAACTACAAACAATCATCAGAACGACATAAAGATAACTTTGAAGTTACCAAAGAGGAAATGGCAGAGTTCTACAAAGACGGGTTGGATATCATTGAAGAATTTAAGAAACGAAAAGGTAGTCATTTCAAAAAGAAAGATACTGAATTAGTCGGTATCGAGATGAACCTTAACTTCGAATTACCACAAGATATGAGATTTGTTGGTTTTATGGATGTTGTTCTACACGACAAGAAAACTGGTCGTATGAAAATTATTGATATCAAGACTTCTACAATGGGTTGGAATAAATATATGAAAGCCGACAAGAACAAAACCAATCAGTTGTTGTTGTATAAACACTTTATGTCTAAACAATTAGAGATATCAGAAGACAAGATTGATGTGGAATACTTTATTCTGAAAAGAAGACTATATGAAAATATGATGTATCCACAAAAAAGACTTCAGTCGTTTTCACCAGCAAGTGGAAAACCAAGTGTCAATAGAGTTATGGCAAGGTTACAAGAGTTCATAGATGATTGTTATGATGACAAAGGTAAAGTTATCAACAAAGAATATGTGAAAATGGCTTCAGCAAAGAATTGTAAGTATTGTGAGTTCAAAGATAAATCAGACTTATGTGATAGGAACAAAAAATGATAGAACCAAGTTTAAGAATTAAAGTAACGGACTTTTTAGCAACAGACTTCGAACAGGAAGTATTCCAAGAACTGATGAAAGTAAAACAATCTTCAGAAATGCAAGGTGTAAATTTTCCATTATACTTCTGGTATGATAGAGAGTATGAGGCAGTCGACTTAAGTGTATTAAAAGATTTTATAAGTTATTGGAAATCAACGGGCGAGTATGGAACTAAATTAAGTCTTCACCCAGAACCATTTGATGATGGAAATCATTTTATTTGGTATGACATTAGACCAGATGACTTAGATGAAAAGTTAAAGGAAAAACTAAAGATACCATTTATGCAATATTATAGATTTGCGTGTCTTTACCAAGACCCAAAAACAGGTATTTTAGAGGGTATAAAAGATTTCCATAAAAAATACTTATTTGTCACTCGTGATAACTCAACTATACTTAAAAGAAAACAAAAGAGAAACGATGATGAAAATAGCAATCATAGGTAGTAGAAACTACACCAACAAAAAAAACATTCAGAACTTTATGTTTAGATTAAAAATGGAACATAAAGATATACAGATTGTTAGTGGTGGTGCCAAAGACGGAGCAGATAAATATGCCAAGAGATTTGCATTAGAATTTGGATTAGATTATTCAGAGTTTCCACCACAACACGAAACGCACAATATTCATTGTGTTTTAGAAGCATTCAATTATGGTAAACCATATAATGTAGGTTATTACCACAAACGAAATAAAGATTTAGTAAAGTATTCAGATAAAGTGGTAGCATTTATCAAAGATGATATCATTACCAACGGAACAAAATCAGCATTAGAATATTGTAAAAAAATAAATAAAAAATTCGTTATTTTAGGTTAAACTAACTATTTATTAGTATATATATGTATATATTAGAGGAATTATGAAAGAAGAAAAATTAACATCAGTAAAAGTCATTGACGAACTCTACAAGAAGTTCAGAGAGAAGTCAATAAGAGATGACTTTTCATTACAGAAATTAGTAAATCGTAGTTTAGATTTATTTGTTTATGATGAAGAGTTTGCAAAAAAAGTTATGGACTACGACAACTTAGAGGAAAGTGGTTCTAAATATTAATATAAGAAAGAGGTTCTATGGATTTACCAAAACTTAAAAAGGTTACAGAAAAGAAAAAGAAAAAAATCATTTTACTATCAGACGATTTAAGAATGTCAAGTGGTGTCGGAACAATGTCAAGAGAGATTGTTATGGGAACCATTAAAGAGTATGATTGGGTCCAAGTCGCTGGAGCAATCAAACACCCCGACGGAGGAAAGATAGTTGATTTAAATGAAGCAACAAGAAAAGAAACTGGTGTTGAAGACGCCTATTTAAAACTATATCCAGTTGATGGTTACGGAAGTCAAGAATTATTAAGAACATTAATCCAAACAGAAAAGCCAGATGCTATTCTACACTACACAGACCCAAGATTTTGGGGTTGGTTGTATGATATGGAACACGAAGTAAGACAACAATGTCCTATATTTTATTATAACATTTGGGACGATTTACCTTATCCGAGGTGGAACGAACCATTCTATGAAAGTTGTGATTTGATTATGAACATATCAAAACAAACACACAACATTGTCCAAAATGTTTGTCAAAATAAAGAGAGAACAGATTGGGATTCAACTTATGTTCCACACGGAATAAATGAAAAATACTTCTATCCAGTTAAGAATGAAAAAGAAAGATTAGAAATGAACAAAATGAAGTCTGAATTGTTCAAAGGAAAAGAAATAGACTTTTGTTTATTCTACAACAATAGAAACATCAGAAGAAAGATGACTTCCGATAGTATTCTGGCATTTAAGGAATTTGCAGATAAATTACCAAAAGAAAAAAGAGATAAGGTTGCTTATATATTACATACTCAACCAGTTGACGGAAACGGAACAGATTTGCCAGCAGTTGTTAAAGAATTGTGTCCAGACTTAAACATTATATTCTCTACACAAAAACTATCCAATCAACATCTAAATTATCTATACAACATAGCAGATGTAACGATTAATATTGCATCAAATGAGGGATTCGGATTAGGAACTTGTGAAAGTCTAATGTGTGGAACACCAATTATTGTAAATGTTACGGGTGGTTTACAAGACCAATGTGGATTTAGATTAAAAGATAAATTCATTACTTACCAAGACTACAAAGATATCCACTCACTACACGATTGGAGAAAGTGGGAAAACAATGAAGAATTAACTTGGGGTGAATGGGTGAAACCAGTATGGCCTAAGACTCGTTCATTACAAGGTTCACCACCAACACCATACATTTTTGATGATAGAGCAGATTGGATAGAAGTTGCAGACAGAATCCAAGAATGGTATGAATTGTCATCAGAAGAAAGAGAAGAATGTGGATTCAAAGGATATGAATTTGTATGTGGTGATGACGCAATGATGAGTGCAAGAGCTATGTGTGGATTATTTATGGACCATATGAACACAGCACTTGATAAGTTTCAACCAAGAGAAAGATACGAGGTATACAAAGTATGATAAAACCAATGATATTAGTTACGGCACCAGTACAGACTCGTAGTGGATACGGAAACCACTCACGAGATATTTGTCAAGCATTAATCGAACTGGATAAGTATGATGTTAGAATACAATCAGTTCGTTGGGGGAATACACCACCAACTGCTTTAGAAAAGAATAATCCTATTCATCAAGAAATTGATAAAAGAATTTTAAGACAACCTTCATTAGAAAAACAACCAGACTTACATTTACATATCGTAATACCAAATGAGTTTCAGGCAATCGGAAAAAGAAATATCGGTATGACCGCAGGTATTGAACACACGATACCACCAGCAAGTTGGGTAGAGGGTTGTAATCGTATGGATATGACAATATTTACATCTGAGTTTTCAAGAAGTGCATTTACCAATGTTAATTTTGATAAATTGGACAACAAAACAAAACAAGTTGTAGGACAACTAAAATTAGAAAAATCAAGTGATGTATTGTTTGAAGGAGCAGATACAAATATATACAAAGAAACAAAAGAAATATCAGAAAAGTTAAATCAGAAGTTTTCCAAAATCAAAGAAGACTTTTGTTTTCTATTTGTAGGACATTGGTTAAGTGGTAATCTCGGAGAAGACAGAAAAGATATCGGTATGATGTTAAAAGTATTCTACACTATGTTTAAAAACAAAAAGAATCCACCAGCACTTATATTGAAAACAAGTGGAGCAGGATTTTCCATTATGGACAGAAATGAAATGATGAAAAAAATAAACTTGGTAAAAGATAGTATGAAAGCAGATAAATTACCAAACGTATATTTACTACACGGAGATTTATCAGACAAAGAAATGAACGAAATGTATAATCACCCGAAAGTAAAAGCACACGTTTCGTTTACTCACGGAGAGGGATTCGGAAGACCAATGTTAGAAGCAACATTTAGTGGTAAACCTATGATAGCACCAATATCAACAGGTCAAGCTGATTTCTTAAATAAAGAATATACCGTACAAATACCACACCAAATGACAAAAGTTCCAGCAAGTGCATTTCCAAAAGATTACGCAAACCCAGAAGCAGAATGGTCTACGGTAAACTATGGAATGGCAGGTAAGTTAATGGAAGATGTTTATAACAATTACGATAAGTACAAACTTAAAGCAAAAAAGCAAATGATTGTTAATAGGGAGTTATTTTCACACGAATCAATGAAACAAAAGTTAGATGAGATAATTAGTCCATTGTTGGCAAATATCCCACAACCAGTTGAATTAAAATTACCTTCGTTGAAAAAAGAACCAAAGAAACTAAAATTACCAAAACTAAAAAAGGGATAATATGGCAGAGATAAAAATGACTTGTCCACATTGTTTAAGTGACAAACAATGTTTTGAAGAAAGAGTAGAAATAGAGAACTTCAGTTCATTTATTTGTTTTAATTGTGGATTTATGAGTAATTCACTTTATATAAATGACTCGGACGCATTAAAGAAAATACAAGAATCAACATCAGACTTGATGAATGAAGTAAGTTTCTATGATTATGACAGAAAAATACATTGGTTTCCAACAATTTTAAATATGGGTAAATTCGGTATGATATATCCAGAGGGAACTAAAGATAATTGGTCTTGGAAATTTGCACAAGTTAGAGAACTAACAGAAGAAGAACAAAAAGACTCTAAGTACCAAGGACACGAACACACATTAGATATCGATAATGCAAAAGAATACGGACAACACGAATTCTTAGATGCGTGTAAAGATATGGGAATCGTTAAGAAAGACATATGAAGAACACCACTTGGCAATTAGTAGAATCAGGACAGATAGTATCGTTTAGATATAAGTCTGAAAATGGAAGAAGTGTAAACAGAACGGTGTTGTGTTTAGACCCTGAATTTCGTTATAGAAAGAAATCAACCAATAGAGTAGTTCAATTCTTCATCGGATTAGAACTAAACGCATCAGATAAACCAAGTTTGCCAGTTGCCAGAGCAAAACAATTGTTTGAAATATTGGGAACACCTGACGATACACCAACTCAAACAACTACACAAGAAATGGAAAAGATATACCAATCAATAAAGGGGTTTTTAAAACGAAATCCAATATTTAAAACTTATTTATTGAGAAAGTGTAGAAAAAATAGAGTGTTTTTAGAAAATAAATATCAATCATTAAATACACTACAAGTCAAACAAGTGGCAGACAAGATTAGTAAACAAAAAGATACGATAAATATACTGGAGAGCAACCTTGAAGATTAGTTACGGAATAACAGTTTACAATGAACACAAAGAATTAGATAATTTACTACACCATTTATCTAAACACATTAGAGATGAAGATGAAGTGGTGGTTACACAAGATATATCTAAAAAGGGAACAGGTGTTTTTGAACCTGAATTTCGAGCACTTGAAAAAGTGTTAGAAAAATATGAATATGGAGATTACTTTTCTAATCTAAAAGTAAATACATTTCATTTTAGAAAAGATTTCTCTGCATTGAAAAACTACACAAAAGAACAATGTTCAGGTGATTATATATTTCACATTGACGCAGACGAAATACCAAACGAGGTATTGTTAAAACAATTACCACAAATATTAGAAATCAACGATACTGACTTAGTATGGGTTCCAAGAATCAATATTGTAAACGGAATCACAGAATTCCATATGAACTTATGGAAATGGAGACAAACTGAACAAGGTTGGATAAACTTTCCAGATTATCAGGCAAGAATATTTAGAAATACAGACCACATTAAGTGGATAAAGCCAGTTCACGAGGTAATAGACGGAGCAACAACATACTCTCATTTGCCACCACACGAAGAATTGACATTAAAACACGAAAAAGATATTATAAGACAAGAAGTACAAAACAATCTATACAATGAAATTATATAGGAGTTAAAATGAAAGTAATGGTTACAGGCGGTGCAGGATTTATAGGCACTAATTTAATTAAAGGGTTATTAAAAGACGGACACGAAGTCGTATCATTAGATAACTATTCAACAGGAACAGAAGAAAATCATCAAGAGGGTTGTGTATATCATAGTGTTGATGTGAGAGACGCATTTGATTTTGATTTCTTTATGAAAGACCCAGATGTCGTTTATCATCTGGCAGCACTTCCGAGAATCCAACCATCATTTGATTATCCAGCAGTAACATTTGAAATAAACGCATTGGGAACGATGAATATATTGGAATGGGCAAGAACTAAAAATTGTAAAGTAGTTTATGCTGGCTCATCATCACATCACAATGGTATGTATGAAAATCCATACACTTTTTCAAAAGATATTGGAGAACAATTGTGTGAAATGTATTATAGAGTTTATGGTGTTGAAACCAGAATTTGTAGATTTTATAATGTTTACGGGGATGGCCAATTAACTGAAGGTGAATACGCCGCAGTCGTTGGTATTTTCTTGGAACAATTCAAAAAAGGTGAACCACTAACGATTACAGGCGACGGAAACCAAAGAAGAGATTTCACACACGTTGATGATATCATTGATGGTATGTTTTTATCATTATCAAAAGAGTTCGGAACTTATGAATTGGGTAGTGGTGTTAATTATTCCATTAATGAATTAGCCGATATGTTTGATTGTGATGTTCAGTATATTGACGAAAGACCAGGTGAAGCAAGAGAAACACTTTGTAAAAAACCAGATTTACTTTTAGTCAAGAATAATTTAGAAGATTATATCAAAGGAGAGATTAGTGAGTAAAAATTTAATATATATGGTGGCAGTTAATCACGAAACATCAACTTATAAAAATTCAGATTATGCCAGATATGCCAAATTATCTTGGAAATTTTGGTGTAAGAAAAATAATATTGACTTTATTGTAATTGATAAACACCACGACAGATATAAATTCCCAGTTTGGAATAAAGATACGATTTTCGATATTGTCGGTGATACTTATGATAAAATAGGTTATGTTGATAGTGATAGTATGATACATTGGGACGCACCTAATCCATTTGATTTATATACAGATGAGTGGTGTTGGTCCAAAGACTATTCTAATTTGAGGTGGACTTACAATAGTTCTAATTATTATCAGAAGTTTTATCCCGACATAAAATTAGATTTATACAATTATTATAGTTCAGCGATAAAATTCTTTACAAAAGAACACAAACCAATTTTTGACGGATTAATTAAGTTATATGAAGATAACGCAACAGAACTTGACAAAACAGCAACAATGGGTGGTGGTAAAGTTCAAACAATTTGTAATTATGAAGTTAAAAAACAAGGTATCAAAACAAAAGAATTAGATATCAGGTGGAATATGTTCCCAATGCACAAAAGAGAAATGTTTGGACACAACTGGCAAGACGGAGATGATAAAACACCATTCTTTGTCAAGTATAGTTGGATTTGGCATTACACAGGTTTTGGTATTGAACAAAGAACAGATATGATGAGAAAGACTTGGGAAGCATATAGTGAAAGATATTCAAACTATTCAAAGGAAAGTGATGAAAAATAAAGACATTGTATTTATAATTGCAGTCAAAAAAGACGGACAACTCAAACCAGAATATGAAATAGGTATTGAAAGTTGGAGAAGGTGGTGTAAGAAAAATGATGTAGAATTATTTTTATTAGAGGAGCCAGTTTTACCAATGGAGGATATGCATATCATCTGGCAAAGATATTTCTTGTTTGATATTTATGACGCAAATGAGATTAAAGCAAATCAAACTTTAATGGTGGACGCAGATACTATTATTCATCCAGATTGTCCAAACTTCTTCAACGAAACAGAAAATAAGTATTGTATGATACACGACGACGGAAGTTATGATTGGGTGTTGAGAGGTATGGAACACTATTCTAAATATGTTTATGATGGAGCTTGGTTTAATTATTGGGAGTATGGGAATAGTGGTTTCCAAATCGTTAATGATAAACACAGAGATTTCTTTCAACATATGAGAGATTTTTATTTTGAAAATATTGAGAATATCAATATGATACAACAAAAGTGGGGAGTTGGAACAGACCAAACACCACTCAACTTTAATTTAAATTTACAAGATGTTGATGTAAAGTTATTACCTTACAAATATAATATGGGTTGTATGATTAAAAAAGAAATACTAAATGAAGATATGTTATTTACAAAAATAGGTTGGATATACCATTTTAATGGAATACCTAACAAAGATGAACAAGTTCCATTGTGGATGAAAAAAACATTTGATTACTTGTATGGTTAAAGTTCATTTAATAGGACACGGAAAATGGGGTGCGGTTATTGATAACGCAATCAATGACTTGAGGGTTAAACACGTGGAACCAAAAGAAGCAGATTGGATTATCATATCTACACCTAATGATTTACATTATGAACAAGTATCTTATTGGTTAGGACAAAAGAAAAATGTATTTTGTGAAAAGCCATTGAGTTTAACATATAAATCAGCAAAAGAATTATTTGACTTCGCAGATACTATGGGAGTTAGACTATATGTAGATGATGTATTTTCTTGGAGAGATGATTATGATATCTACTCTAATGTAAACCATTTCGTTTGGACAAAACCAAACCAGAAAGATAAGAATTATATTGATAGGTTGGCGTATCATCATTTTATGATGTGGGTCGGGGATACAGATTTTGAAATCAAAGATATCACAGGTGAACCAAGTGACTTTAAAGTAGAATTACAAGATGGGAAAACTGCAGAGTTTTTTTATGGGGATAGTTCTCAAGTGGTTCATTTTGTTAATCAAGACGATATGACAAACAATCAGAACAATCCATTGAGAATAATGTTTGAGTTCTTATTCTCTAATGCGGGTGATTATAAATTGAATAGAAAATTAACATTAAATGCCACCAAACTATCAGAACAAGTCAAAAAAACATTATGGCCAAAAGCATTAGTTGTGGGTGGGGGAATATTCGGAACCACATCAGCAGTCGCATTAGCAAATAATGGTTATCAAGTAGAACTACACGAAGAACTTGAAGATGTAATGATGGCGGCATCCGATATCAATCAATATAGATTACACAAAGGATATCATTATCCACGAAGTAAAGAAACTGCACAAGAGTGCTTAAAAGGATTATACACTTTCAAAAGAAAATACGAACGAAGTGTAGTGAATGGTGACATAGAACATTATTATGCAATATCTTCGAGGGATTCCAAAGTGACACCAAGTCAGTATCTTGAGTTCCTAAATGAAATGGATTTACCTTACAAAAGAGTTGAACCAGTAAAGAGTACAGATATTACAATTAAAGTAGAGGAAGAATTGTTTGACAACTATAAATTGTATGAAGCAGTCAGAGATAAATTATGGTCAAGTGGAGTAGAGGTTTTGAAAAACAAAACAACAACCAAAGATGACTTCAAAGGTTTTGATGTGGTTGTGATTGCAACTTACGCAAAACTAAATCAATTACTTGATAACAAGAAAGAATATCAGTTTGAAGTGTGTGAAAAGCCAGTCGTTAGATTACCACGAAAATATCGAGGTAAAAGTATAGTGATTATGGACGGACCTTTTATGTGTTTGGACCCATACGGACAAAGAAATCACGTATTGGGTAATGTTGTTCACGCAATCCACGAAACAAATGTCGGTGAAGAACCAATCGTAAGTGATGAATTGAAACAATATTTAAATAAAAGTGTAGTGGAAAAGCCAAAACACACCAACATAGACAAGTTTATTGAAACGGGTAAAATATTCTTTGAAGACTTTCATAAGTTAAAGCATATAGGTTCAATGTATACAATTAGAACCGTATTGAAAAATAGAGACCACGACGACGCAAGACCAACATTAGTTAATCACGAGGGTGGAAATGTTTATAGTTTGTTTAGTGGTAAAATAGATACTTGCGTTGATTCCGCAAACGAATTGATAAGGATGTTAAATGAACAAGATTAAAATAATGAGAGATTGGCTTCAAAGTGAATATCATATGTTCTTGCCAGAAGAAGTTCACAACATAATCAAAAACGAAGTTAGTGATTGGACTATTGTTGAGGATATATCATTAATCATACACAGATTATCAGAAATGCCTTGGACCACACAGAAAGATTTATTAGATGAGTTAAATATCAGTAAAGACAAATTAAGAGAACTAAATAAAGTGATTTACAATAATGATTTCTTCCAACAACTAATCGTAAAAGAGGGATTGGGTAGAAAGTATTGGAACACAATGATACCATATATTAAAAACGGAGTAAGTGAAAAGGTTGTTAATTATGAATATCAGTTTCCATTTAGACTGGCATTGTTCCCTGGATTATCTTGTATGTATTATTGTGGGTTTTGTGGTAGAAATCAAAAAGCA